TTTATTTAATTACTTATTGTACTAGGAGGTACTATGGGTGGATTTAGTAGTCGTGACAACCGTTATGCTGCTAGCAATGCATCAAGAGGTGCTCGTCGATTTCAGGGTGAGCCAGTTGAGATGCCACCGGAAGAGCGTGAAAGACTATGGAAGTTGCATACTGCCATGATCGCTGCTGGTGAAGTTGCTGTTGCAGAGTATATCTGGGCAAAGCTTCAGAGCTCAATTAATGATGATACCGAGATACGTCTTGCACGTGTTGAGACATTATTAGCACAAAATAGCCCCTCTTAATTGAGGGGTTAAACCATTAAGTCATGATGTTACTCATTTGTTGGGTATCATCTCTTTCAATGGGATGACCTAACAAGTGGGTAGTAGTATCTGGACTCATTCAATCTTATCCTTATGTATATGTACACGTGGGGGAATAATATAGTACAGTAACTTCTACCACACAGGTATCACTGAGAATCGAGGTAACCATGACCATTAAAGTTAATTCACTGGTACGAAAAGCTCATGTTATGGATGGTAGTCATAGAGCTGGTCAACCTACTGGTGATATCCTTAGAGTTATAAAGATTAAAGACCACAAGCCTATTGATGGTAGTGTTCAAACTAAGTGTATTGCTATCTTGGCTGATGATAGCTGGTCATTCACTTGGAACCTAATATTGATACAAGAATAAAGATACGATAACCTATCTTACCAATCTAGGGGTATTATAGGTGTAACATGGACTAGATGTAGACAACGCTCAAAGAGTGAAATTGGGGCTCGTTGAAACATGGAACTCTTCAAGGGATGATACAGAACAGTAGTCATCCCACAAATTTTAACTCATAAGTCTAGAAGGAGACATTATGAACAAAAGAACAACAGCTGGTCAAATTGTTAAATGTATCAAACCTATCATCTTTGAACGTGGAGAACTATTAGTCCACAGCATCACTGGAGCCATTATTATGGTTTGCACTGAAAACCAAAGTGGTGATACACATGTAAGAGCTGTCTGTCTCAAGAAAGGGATTGGAACTTACACTCAAGGTATGATATCAAAATACCCAATCAGGCCCTTTGCATCATTTGAGGGTCTGTTAGTGATAGAACAAAACATCACTGATTCTGAGTCTACTGAGCTACTTATCGGTATGACAATGAAAGGTATTGAATAAGATTACTTAACAAGGAGGGTTGATTATGGGTTGAATCAATCATATACATTGGGGGTGAGAAACCAAATCTCACTCCCTTTTTGCCTTAATAACCCAGAAACGTGGAAGGAACACATTATGCTTTGGAAACAACATTTCAAAGACGCTTGGCTTGGATTATGGGTCGGTACATTAGGCCTACTGCTTGGTTATATATTTATTAGTCATCTTCACTTCTTATCGGGGTTACCAATTGACTATGAATACACTTGGGTAGACCAATTTACTCAGTTTGGTATTATTCTTATACTCTTTGTGGCATCTATCATTAGTGGTGCTGTTGGTGTCTTTGGGACACTTACATTCTTAGGAGTATGGTTTTGGGATATACCATCAAGGCTTTGGCATGAATATAAGCAACGTAAAGAAGTGATGAACTTTTGGGCTGATTGGCTTGAAGTTCGTTATGCTTGCCCTAAAGCTATTAAATGGATTAAGACACAACGTACCCCACAAGAAGCGTGGGACAACTGTACTGACCCTACTTGGTTGTATTGGTTGTTACAGATTCAATCTATCCAAAACCCTACAAGGTATCGTGTTGATAGAGATACATTAGCAAGACAGCTTGCAGTGTGGAGTGATAGTTGTGGTTATTTGAATTTACGTGGAGACATGGTTCCGGAGATGAATTTCTGGTCTAGAGATTTTCGTAATGTTGCAAAGGAAGAGACTGTTCGCGCAATACGTAAACAGTATCCTAAAGTACCATATCGTTCAATTATTTAATTCCCTGAAAACGTGGAGGTAACACATGGGACTAAGACAGCGTATATCTAATACGTTTACAAATTTGTTTGGCAGGACTCAATATCCTGCAAAGGACGCTGATTCAGTGCCAGCCAAGCAGGTAACAAAGAAACCCGCCAAGAAGCGTGGCTACAAAGGCCGTATTCAACCGAATATTCCTTTTGACAACCATACTCAAGGCCCACCATTAACACCTAACAAGCGGAAACGCAAAGATGGTAAGGCTAACTGCCAAGTGTGTAAGAATAATAGATTCGCAACCGTGAAGAAATCATTCAAACATGACCATTGGAACGATGCCAAGCTTGTTAAGTGCAGGTTTTGTAATACCCTTTACATTACTGTTGATGGTAAAATTGTGGGTATGCCCTAGGTATTGGGGGAGCAATTGATAACCGTTCCCCTATTCTTTAACATATCAATGGAAGGAAGGTGTTCATGACTGTTATGAAGCCTGAAGCTTTTCATGCTTTACCTATTACTGCTAAATTGAGTATATTACCCTCTGGTGTAGCTATTCAAAAGCAGGATACGGTTTGGGAGGTAGCTCACCCAAGATTTCGTGCAATATCAGCTACTGCCAAGACTCTAAACCAATGCTTAACGATATGGTGGTCTATCTATCATAATCGTCAAGATAAGTTCAAGGGTTGTAAGCAGAGTAAGGCAAGGTTATCATGACAGAACCTAGCCTGTTCTTTAAAGATATTAATGATATTAAAGCCTTGAAGAATACAGCAAGACAGCTTATTGAGTCTAGCAATCTGTTAGAGAGTGCAATCAAGAATAATTTTGAGACTCTTGAGCAAGATTGGGGAGACTTCTTAGCTGATGCAACACAAATTCATGCAATGATAACACCTACTGCCATTATGGTGAAACATAAGGTGTTCTTATCACCACCTACTAAGGATGAACTTGTTCCTTTGGGGAGGCAGACATGAGTACGCCCATGACACAGCGTAAGGCTGTGCTTGTAGACCATGTTCCTTTAGCTGGTGCTCTTGTGATTTATGCAATGATGAAAAGCTGGATGCAAACTGGTCTAGGCAGTAAACAGCAATTCTTATATCGTGCTCTTGGTGCGAATAATAATGACCAATTTCGTAGTATCTTTCACGATGATGTGCTCAAGACCTTGATTGGTACTGATGCTGTCATTGGTGAGATAGCTACTGAGTTCTTTGATAGTATATATAAGAACTATAATGTTGGTAAAGCTGAAAAAGACATAGTTGAAGACCCATTTCAACTCATGTTAGGGATTCTTTCAGAGTTCTTCCCTGCTTCTGCTAAGAAATTAGCTAGTAAGACACAAGACCCTGCTGTCCCCGTATCATACAATTTGGATTTATATACTGATAATCCAGCGAGTAATGAGGAAAGAAAGAAATTTCAAGAGCTTGTATCAGAATTATTTAAAGAGCATATACTTGGTGATGAATTACCTAGTAATGCTTTCTTGAATTGTTCAGTACACCAGATACAAAAGCCTTTGAATCCTTTTGAACTCACTGTACCTGTTGAAGATTTATCATAATAGTCGGGTGATTATTGTGTCAATGTGCCAGTGTATCTGTGGTTAGGTACGCCACATATCCACAAACGAGGAATTATCCTCAAACTACAAGGAGGGCTAATATGCCTGCCAAGAAACCTGCTGCTGAGATTACTATCTATCTCATGAACCTCAAACCTACGTTTTCCGAAACGACTGTTACCTCTGGTACAGTAGCTGAACTTCGCAAGGAGCTCGATTTAGGTTCTGACCAGTCTGTTAGCGTCAACTCAATCGTTGCTGCTGACGATGCATGTATCCGTGAAGGTGATCGTGTATCGGTGGTTAAGAAAAACAAGACTGGTGGTCAGTAGACCTTGACTTGTTGAACATTATAAGGGAGCCTTCGGGTTCCCTTATTTTTTTGGCGTGTTCCTCTAGCATTCTCTAAGACCTAGCTGATATTGAGCTGGAAACGTGGGTACGAAATCCCACACACGCCATTTTTTTGAATGATAATATTAACTATCTTGGAAGGGAGGTCAGATGCTTAACAAATCTGATTTTAAAGGAGCAATTACTTCATATATGAATGGAGGAACGCTCAACAAGGTACGTAAGTACTTTTATGATATCACACACTATTTGAATTACTTTACAAATTGGTTGTATGATACCAATGTGCTGTATGAGGATGAATACGGTGATGCACAAGATAAACCACACCCTAATCCTCATATTGAATGGTTTCGTATAAGGGCAGAAGAATTGAATAGGATTCCACAAAAGGAATTTCCTGTCTTTAATTACCTAACACCTAAGTTCCGATTCAATGCAAAATTTAAAGAGCTAAGTAATCATTTGATGGGTGCATTTATGTATCTAACGCATGATGGCTTGTCAAGGTTCAAACCCGGCATTAAGGCCAGAAGAATCAGTATTAGCACTCATAACCATGATGCTAGAGAGGCTATCGCAAGCTTCTATTCACTTAGCTTTAATATAGCGAGGGAATTACAAGGTGCTATGTCGCGTGGAGAGATATTAGCAGAGCCTAGTGTCAAAGAATTTAAACAACGCACTGGTATGGCTGCCAAGGTGTTTAATAGCTATATTGGCTATCAAGCATCTATACTCAACAAGAAGGTAAAAGTTATTCGTTCTAGTCAGATTATTAAGACTCATGGAATGCAATTCTTTAATCAACTGGTTAGACCTTCTGCTTTAAGACCCATTGATTACGTACTGTCTGTTGAAGGCAGTGTAAATGTCATTGCAAGTCAAAAGTATGAACGGTTTAGTGATGTTGAGGCTATTCTAGACTTTGATGCTAATCTCTATGTTTTGATTGTTGAACAGCAAGATTTAGGGGGATTTGCTAATCAAAACCCTGAACATCAAGCAACTATGATACCTACTATTCAAATCATAGCTAAGATAAGTGACCCTGAGTTATTTGAGGTTACTATGTCTGGTAATGGCCCCGGTAGACATGGTGGTGCTCATGGTGAGCATGGAACTGGAGAACATTTACTCCAGAATATGCCATTAGATGCGTCAATGACATTGTGGTACTATAACCTCACAGATATTTACAGGCTCTCTGAACATTATATTCCGTATCGTAAGATTATTGCTGCTAAAGGTAAGTCAATAGATAAATTTAATAAGTTGACAGACCTTTTGTACAAATCTGACACATATATACAGGGATACATGAAAGCATACTATTACGGTGAGGAAATAGGAAGAGTACATCCTTATATCTCACCTAATACATCAGGTAGATGTACTGGTGGCTTTAATGAGATTGATGCTGCTAGTGGTAAGCTGAACCTAGTATCAGGTTTGGTATTTGTGAAACAATGGTTGTCCAAGTATATTCAAGGACATACTAACCCTCAAAACAATATTGACCACTTCATTGTTGGTATACCACCTTGGTTAACCGACAGATATACTGAAGTCAATGGTCGTATTGGGGATTGGGAAAAGTGTAAACAACGTTTCTTTGGTGATAGAGTCCAGAATTTGAATTATTCTTGGAATACACTACCATATCCAGCGTTAAGCACCCTTGAGACTTCACGGATTGACCAATACAACAAACGTCAAGTTGTAGGTTGTGATGTAGAAGAAACTTACAAGAATCTGGACAATACGTTTTATAAATCTAGCATAGATTATACTGCTCGATTAGAAGCGTACCATTGTACTGATTGTGCGCTTGCAGAGAGTTGTCCTAAGTTTAGTCAGTTTAGACTTTCAGACAGCAATCCAGCATGGAGAAGGATGCAAGCCAGAAGAGCAGTACGTAATAAGACAGCTCTTGAGCATTTCTTAGATGATGCATTGATTGAAACAATACGTACTTATATTAATGAGTATGTATTGCCACAAAGAACTATCACTGACAATGATTTTAGAATGCAATTAGAGCGTTTTAGAATATTACTTGATAATAGTTGGCCTCATTTGTCATTGAACGGTGCACATACACCTCATATCACTACTGTTCAGTTTCTTACAATCTTGTATGATGCTGTGCTACCTGAAGAACATAAGCATTTTGCTAAGACTTTTGCAAGTGTTACTGAGACATTTAGACATGAATATCGTCTTTCAGGACTCAGGCAACGTATGGGTGAGCGTATAACGTATTACAATGAGAAAAGTGATGATGGTAAAAAAGAATACCGAGAGAAAGCAGCAAAACGCCTTGCTAGATTTTCTCAATCATTTGAACAAGCTAATAAAATACACTGGAAATTTGGTGTAGGTTATTGGTTGGGTACTATTCCACCTTTAGTTACAAATGAAGCACTATGGGAAGACCAGCAACAAGCAATGAAAGAGTTGAATGTTGTATCAATAGAAGAACCAGTTGATACTTTTCAATCTGCTTCTGAACGCATGATTGATGCTGTTCTGAATAACCCGCCTGTATTTAATGTGCAGGCCACAGATACAACATCTGTGCGTGGAGCAATTTCATTTGATAATGAATTTTAATTAACCTAAAAGGGAGGTGAAATTTGTTTTTCATCGAGCGTAAAGATATGCGTCGTGTATTTGATTATGCACAAGAGACGTATAAGAAGTTCAAAACTGAAGTAGGCGGTATGATGGTCATCATGGAAGATAAGGATGGTGACTGGGTAGCTAGTGACCCTGTGATACTGAAACAGGAAGTAACTGGCGGTACTACTACTTTAGATGCTGATGCACTTGCTGTGTATTATGGCAAGATGGCTGAGAAATATGGCAATAATGTCAGGTTTCTTTGGTGGCATTCGCATGGTGGTGGTAGTGTATTTTGGTCTAGTACAGACGAGATAGCCATTAAAGAGTTCTCTGGTGGTGATTGGTCAGCTAGTTTAGTGGTCAACATTAAAGAAGAGTTCATCTTTAGGGTAGATTATTGGAGTCCATTCTATAAACGTATGGATAAGATGAAGTTATCCTATTTTGAACATGACGTTCCAAAGAAAGTCTTAACTGACATTGATAAGTTGGTGGCAGTAAAAAAGTACGAACAGAGCAATATAGCAGACAACCGCAACACGAATACTCGGAATACGGCTTCCACTCCAACGGTGAGCGAAGCGGACTTGGGGAATCGTGGCAACGAGAGTTTGGGCCTTCTGCCCAACGAAATCTCTTCTGAGTCTGACCATACATTAGACCAAGATGCTGTTTGGCAATGGATGGATGAATTCATTGACCTGTATATTGCTGATGAGATGAGCTACAACAACTTGGAAGAGTGTGTGGGTCATATCAATACAATGTGTGATTCTCATGATACCATTCATCAGATTACACTTCCATCGAAAGACCGTATGAAGATTTACGTAGAGAAATCTGAAGTACCAAGTCGATGGGATTTCTTCACTTATCGTAAAGGTAAGGGAACAGAGGAGCAGATGCAACTTGATGCTGATGCTGCTCAAAAGGAACTGACTACCTAGTGAGTGATTTCCGAGAAAGATACAAGGATTTAGTAGACAACTTGGGGAGCTATACTATTCACATTTTAGGATGTGGTGCTATTGGTTCTTCAAGTGGTCTACAACTTGTACGTATGGGTGCTGATAACCTACGACTCTACGATGATGATACAGTTGGCATTGAAAATGTTGGTGTATCTCAGTATGGTAATTCGCACATTGATTCTTATAAGGTTCACGCTTTACGAGAACTGATGCTTAACATTAATCCTGATGCTGAAATTGAGGCATTTGACAGACTTTTCACCCGCCGAGTGTATGAACCACAAGGCAATGACATTATAGTAATTGGATTTGATTCGATGTCTTCACGAGCTGAAGCTATTGATACAATAGACCGCTATAAGGATAAGCCCGTCTTATTACTTGATGGACGTATGGGAGCTGAACAATATCAGCAGTATGCTTTTACACCATTCAATGCTGAAGAATACTTAAAGACTTGGTATTCTGATGCTGATGGTGACCCTGAACCATGTACGGCAAAGGCTACTTCATACTGCTCAAATATGGCTGGTTCATTTATGACTAATGCTGTGAAAAAATTCGCTATTGGTCAACCACTTGAGACTGGCATAATGTTTCACTTCCCTTCCATGACGCTAGAGCTAGAGGGTTTTAATCCTCCTAATGCTTGTCAGCGTTAATGAGTGAACTATGGAGCTGGATTGCGGTAATAAGAACGTTTCTCCGTTGAAGCTGTCTTGCGTATTGAAGGCTCCATTTGATTTTAACCTTATCACAGGAAGGTGATTATGGACAATCGTACAAAATTACAACATCGTGCTTTACAGCTCAGTAAGTTTCATGCTATGCGCCTTGACCTTATCAATATGGCTAACAACCCATTGATGAGTAAGAAAGAACAAAACAAGGTGAAATACATGAAACGTGCTTTGAATGGTATTATCAATGACCACCAAGATACTACTAATGAGCTTGTGCAACATATCGTGGTCATGAGTGAGATACCTATGGAAGATAAGCAAAGGCCAGTAGCTCTAGCAATCATCCCTAGTAGTATTGAGATAGCGCAGGCTTAACTATGCCTATGCATCAAGATATATCTGACTTATTAGCACTTGATACTATGCGTCTGCTTTTAACAGAAGATAGTAATCTCGACCAATCTTGGTGTGTAAAGCCGGGGTCGCAAGAGATAATACATAAAATTGGGCTTGCCGATTTACCTTGGAAAGAGTTCAATAAAATATGTATTGATGGTGGAGAGCCATTTATCTATTGGGAAGCTATGTGGGACTTATTGGAAACCATGCCTGCCGATAAAGATATTTGGATATATACCAATGGATTATTGATTGAACCTTTTATGTTAGAGATGTTAAATTCTATCCCTGAAGTAAAAGGTTTAAATATCCAAGTCTATTTCCCAGAACAAATTCGTGGCATTACTCCACTTGTGGACAAATACATGGATGTACGTTGGGATATTAAACAGATAGACTACAAACATTACTTGCAAAAATATCATCAAAGACTTGGTACATTATTACCGGGCTCTAAGAATTTCAAGATATGGGCTGCTGGTGATGATGAACGTGAGAATGAATTAGTCGTTTCTATTGAAGACTATGTTTTCGCTCAAGGTCTTTGTTTTTAATCTGAGGGGGGAGCAATCCCCCTTCTTAACTTTGTGAGGTACTATGAATAAAGGTACATTCAGATTTGGATTTCGTCAAGGACAAATTGTTGAATTTGAAGATGATGCCAGCAAAAGCTTGCATAGCCTAAAAGAAAGAGCCAGAGGCATTTTTGCAACACGCCATAATTTAGGTTTTGGAGCCAATCTTCCAATTTTAGCTATGTATGCTAAGTTCTTCAACCAGAATACATTTAGTCGTGTAGTTCATTCTGCTAGCATAGCAAAAGAACATGGATGTCAAGGATGGCTTGAAAAGAACCCAGTGATGCTATTATCTTGGTATAAGCCTCGTATTCCTACGCGCTCTTATGATTCTCGATTTACAATTACTGGCCCTATGGCTCCTAAAGAGCTTTACATGTCTACTCTTGTCTTGAAAGATACTACTGAAGTTCGTTTTCATGGTGTTGAAAAGAATAGTTGTAGATACATTAAGCTTGAATTTGCGAGTACAACAGCTCCTGTCTATTATTTGATTTCCAATTTCACATCAATGATAAGAGCAATGAACAAGATTCTCAAGGTACTATCTGTACCATTAGCCTTTGGTTGCGTTAAACTGAGTCATTCTGAGTTAGAAGAACTGCACGAATGGGCTACAAAACAATCCAGTTGAGGTAAGGCTCAACAATGTTCCATCGAGGTACAGCTTGAATATTTTCAAAACTGGAGATAGAGTAAAATTTGCTCCTCACATCTCACCCGTAACGAGGTGTGGGGGCAAAAAAGCTCCTATTTCCATGTCAACATACTGGGGTAGTCATGCTATGCCAGTCAAAAAAACAGATGGCATTGCTGTTATTATCCAAATTAGTGGAGAGGAATGTGATTATGCTCAAGAAGAGCTTGTATTGGCTGACACATAATAGTTTCTACTGTTTTGTGGTACATGGTTGGTATCCATCTCGGTTACGCATCCATCATCTTCATTGTCCTGAATGTGACCGTGATTGGTGGTTTCCGTTTGATAAGTAATCTGGTATAAGTTACTTGAATTGTCCCTTAAAATTGTTATATTAAAGGGATGATTAACCCCGTTATACCCATAAGGAAAACTGATTTGTCAAAACTTTTAAACAAAGTTCTGTTCTTCGATTTTGAGAAAGGTTCCAAAACATTAGGTAACAATACTCTTATTGAAGACTTGTTTGGCTACCCAGTATTAAGACCCGATTCATGGGCTGCTTTTGAGGCTACCATAGCTCAACTCTTTGATATCAAGATAATGAATATCAAGAAGAAACTGGCTAATATTGATGTAGTTGAACCAACACGTGTACTTCTTCCCAAAGAGGGAGTACCCCTAGATGCACTTGTATTAGATACATTTTCTGAGTTAGCCAAGAAGTACCAACGTACACTTGTTGGAAAAGATGGTAAATTAAAGATTGATGGTTGGGGTAAACTCAAAAACGCCATTGATATGAAAATGGAAGATATTACACGTATTCCTTGTCATCTCATTGTAAATGTCCATGCTAAAAAGGACAATCTTGATGATGGCTCAACCCCACTCATTCCATATATTGATGGTTCTTCTAAAGAAGACCTTGCTAAATGGTTTGACTTCGTAGTTTATACGAAAACAGTACCTGCACCCGGCAACAAATTGAAGTTCATGTGGCACATTAACAAGACTTCTACATTTGCTCATGCCAAAGATAGAACTCAGACTTTACCTGCTGAGATACCTCAAGACTATCGTGTTCTATTAGATGCAGCGAAAAAAGCTGGATGGCCTAATGCTAAAATATTAGTAATTGGTACACCCGGTTCAGGTAAAACAAAATCGTTAGAAACTCTAGTTCAAGAAATCCCCGATACAAAAGCTAAAGAGGAGAAATCTTAATGGCTCTGAGAACATCAACGCAACGTACAGGCGGTAGTGACTTTTCACCCGGTTGGAAATTGCTTACAGTACAAAAAGCTAGTGGTGGTGTATGGAACAATGAAACACCATTCCGCGACGTATGGTTTGAAGGTTATCCCGATAACATGAATCTGCGTATCTTTTCCAAGACAAATAAAGATGGAGAAGAGTTCGTGCTAGCTAACTTCTATAAACATGCCAATGCTGGTATTGTTGAAGTGCTTGAATCAGCTAGTGGTGCTGCAATAGTATCATTTGACGATGAGGCTGAAAACCTTGTCGGTGCTCAAATGTGGGTTTATTTCTACAAAGAGCCAAGTGATAGTGACCCTGATAAAGAATACACTCGCATGTTAGACCGTATTGCTCCTGTTGAAACTGAAGCGTCTGATAATGTATTGCCATATACGGCTAAAGATGTAGAGTATTTCAAAGGTCGAGCAGAGACTTTCTTTGAGGAATATCGTAATCCTTATAAAGACAGACCGGGAACTCCCGAAGTCTTTAGTGTAGAAACTCCTGTTATTGAAACACCAACTGCTGAAGTTATCGAAACCGTAAAGGCTGCTGACGACTACATGTAGAATTAGATGACTGTGATGGGGTGAGTGGGCGATGCGCTAGCCACCCCTAGTCGTCTACCTATGAGAACAAAATGCAAATAAATACAATCGCTGACCATATTATTGAGTTCGCTCATTATATTGAACAGCACAAGTCTGACCCTTACTTCATGACAAGTGATATACATAAACTATCATTAGGTAATTATAAAGGTGTGTCACAACCGACACACGGTTCACCTGAGTCCTATGAACGTGTCTTTCGCAAGATTCGCACTGACCCTCAACGTAGATTAATCGTAGCTCCTGTTGCTGTAAGTGGAGTCAAAGAATCTGGATGGCAGATTATTAGTGTGAAATAATGCTGAAAGAGTATGCATTTGGACTACATAATCGTCACCATTTCGGAAAACCAGAAGATGCAACTACTTGGGAGTGTATAGCTCAAGATACATTTGTGTCACTTTGGGATTATGATGAACATGTCGTAGAGTTTGTTAAGGAAAAAAAGACCTTGGCTAACTATGATGGCTTACTATTCATGCCTGATGAATTCTTGTTAGACGTAGATGGTGAAAATCCTAAGAAAGCACAAGAGAAGGCTATTGCCCTTGGATTGCTTTTGGAAGATTACAATATACCCTATCAACCTTACTTCTCTGGTCGTGGGTTTCATTTCGGTATCCATAGTACAGCATTTCGATGGAAACCTGATAAGAACCTACATGTAAAGGTCAAAGAAGCATTATTGAATAAGGATATATGGTCATTTGCTGACTCAAGTGTATCTGACAAAACCCGTATAATACGTCTTGTAAATTCTCTGAATAGTAAGTCTAAATTATGGAAGATTCCATTGACTGTGGCTGAACTACAAGGAAATATAGATACTATATTATTGATGGCTAAGAAACCAAGGAAGAAGTTCGCTTATACTGAACTAGAGTGCGAACCTGTCTTTGATGCCTTGAATGTTAAGATTAAGAAGAGTGGTAATACCACAGAACTTCTTGGTTCTAACCCTGACCCATCACATTATACCTGTATCCAAAAGATGGTTGCTGGAATCAATCCTGAAGATAAGAGACATCCTGCTGCTCTACGTATAGCCTCTCACCTGAGATGGAGATACCCTGAGAGTGTGGTGCGTCTTATCATGGAAGATTGGAGACAGCGACATGATACGGTGGAAGACCGCAAGTTTAGTAGTGATGAAATGGACAAAATCGTGACCTCATGTTATAAAGGTCATAATGGAGAAGGCTATAACTATGGTTGTAGTGACTTCATGAAAGATAAGTTCTGTTCATCCTCTTGCAAACTCTTTAAAGCCAAGAAAAGTACAACTCAGATGGATGCTAAAGCTATGGAGAAATTTGTTGTGGAGTATTTCACATCAGGTGCCTCAAAGCGCGGTATCAATTTAGGTCATACTTACGAAGGTGTAGACTTTCCCATCAGACCGGGAGAAGTCGTTATGATACAAGCACCACCTAAATCTATGAAGACCATGCTATTGCTGAACTGGATTAATGCCTTCAAACGTCCCACGTATATGCTGGAAGGAGAAATGTCTCCACTCCAGATATGGATACGGAATGTCATGATTGAGACAGGTTGGACAGAAGAGCAAATCGCCGAACACTATTCAGAATACAGAAATGGTCTTGAAGATAAGTTTGATTGGTTGACAGTTGATTATAACATGGGGTATCCTCAAGAGCTTGGGAAACGTATCCAAATGCTCCCAAAGAAACCCGAAATTGTTGTGGTAGACCATATGGGTCTATTTAAGTCGAAGTTAAACGACCCCAATATGCGTGTTGAAGAAGCAAGTCAAGCACTCGTAGATGTTGCTCGTAATAATAATGTAATCATCTTTGTTATCTCGGAAGTCAGTAAGTCGGCTTTCCATGAAGGACTAGATATAGCCTCATCTAAGGGCTCGTTTAGAGTCGCTTATAATGTAAACAAGGTAGTATCCCTTGAACCCCGATACATGAAAGGCACAAAAACAATGCGTGGCTTACGTGTATACTCAACTGCTAATCGAGAGAAAGAAGAGTTCGATTGTGAGTTGAGGTTAGAAGGAGTGAGATTAGATAAAGTTGGCTAAACCAAAAGAAAAAAGTATAAGTCCACGAAGGACATTTGATGACATAGCGACTGACATCATGCTTCTGCAATCAGATATGCGTATGGCTGGAGATGAGGAAACTGAAAAGTATCTTCAGGTACAGCTAGAAGAACGCTTTACTGAATTAGCAGAAAAAGAAGATGGTGTTTATTGGTATTTCCAAAGTAACCAGAAGATGGTTGAGATGATGGATGACCAAATAAAAAAGCTCACCAGAGCAAAAAAGACATTATCGAACAAACAGGAGTTTATTAAGGGCTTAGTGCTGAGACACTTTGAAGCTACTGGTACAACTCCAAGTCATAGTGAATTTAATCCTATAACGGTACGGGACGGGAGAGCTGCTGTCAACATCACTGATGAGAGCAAGCTACCTCGTGAGTACATGAACATGGTACAATCGTTTAAGCCTGATAAAAGACGTATCCTTGAAGCATTAAAAGAGGATAAGGAAATTGCTGGGGTTGAACTGGTTTATAGGCCATTTGTTCATGGATTGAAACCCGCACCCGGAGAATAAATAAAATCTGCCCACAACAAGATGAAAATAACCAAGCTATGTTAAAGCATAGCGCAACAAGTGATTTATAACGTTCTTTGATTAACTTCTCTTAGGAGAAATGATTGATGAAGTTTAAGCCCTGTTGCTGGTTAGTTTGAGTCCTGCACGTGATATATCGAAGGCCTAAGTGGGCAGAGCCTTCACTACTTCTTAATACAGAAAGAATCAAACATGGCTAAAAGAAACAAAAGATGCCCCGTTTGTGACACAACCTTGCTATTCGACACTCATACAGAGATGCCGTACAGAGTTCAAGGTAAATTAATATGGATGCACATAAAATGCCGAGAGGCAATTAAAGAAGTTAGGAAAACTAATAATGTCAAAAGACCAAAATAAATCGAATGTAATAGGCTATGAACTGGATGATTTCATTGATGAGTTCTTCACAGAGCATGAGTCACGTAAGAATCACTACATGAAGATTATACCGGGTCTACAAACTCTGACAAAGGAAGATGCAGCAGAAGTCTTCAAAGATTTAGCACAACGCTATGTCTACTCAGAGTTTTATGTTGATTTTAAACAACAGGGAATAAAGGCCCTACGTCGTCGTTTGAGAAGGCGTGAACCCCTTAAAGGTAAAAACTAAATGAACTATAAATATAAATTTGATTTAGGTAAGAATGCTGCAATAGAACACATGAGTCATGCTATCAGAGGTGTTGCTACACTGAAGGATGGTGATGAAGTGGACTATGGACTTGATGGTGCTCATGGAATTGTACTGCACTCTAAGATTATGAGAGCTTCAGATATTAATAATCAGTTGTTACAGAATTATTACTATCCTGCTGGACGAGAGCGCAATATATTCTTAGCGAAACTCACTGCTGATTGGCCTGATTTCAAACCTAATGAGATAATTACCCTAGTCTTTATGAATACTAAGGCAGATTTAAAGCGTAAACCTACGCCTCCACCTGTCGCACCTCCGAAATCCTCAAAGAAGAAAGCCCCTGCTAAGAAAGCAAAGGCTAAGAGTGTCTCATCCAAGTAAACAAAAAGGGAATAGGTTTGAAAAAGAATGTGTAGATAAGGCTAAAGCTGAAGGTACTCCTGCTGTAAGAGCATGGGGTTCTAATGGTAGAGCTTTGGGAATGCATGAGGAAGTTGATGCTATTATAGGTCATAAGAGTTTCCGAGTGCAGAACAAGGTTCGTAAGTCTATCGCTTCTTATATGCAACCCCCTGAATCATGTGACGTTGCTATCATAAAGCAAGACAGAGGAGAGATTCTCGTCGTCATGAGATACCCTCTCTTTCTGAGCATGGATAAACACTTAGATGACGAATTTGAGATAGAGCGTGATGAGTAGAAAAAAACAAGCGTATAGGTTCTTTATAGAATTGGCTGAACTGTGTATCCAATTGGCAAGGATGGCGAATGGAAGTGACACATATCAACTTCTAGAAGTACTTAATAGACGCATAACCGACCAAAAAAACCGTCTGAGGAATGATAGATAGCCACTATCTGTCTTTCTCTGCCTCCTAGAGTCGAGAGGGGAGTCATTAATTTGGCTCCCTTTAAGACCCTCATAAATAAGGAATAAAACATGAGTAGAGTACATTTCCTAGCAGACCCTCACTTTGGACATAGAAACATTTTGAAGTATCGTACTCAATTTAAGAGTATAGCTGAACACGATAATTATATTGTAGAAAGATGGAATAATGCCATTGGTAAAAATGATACTGTCTACCTTCTTGGTGATGCAGCATTCACTATGGAATCACTGGAAATCATTAGAAGTCTCAGAGGTCAAAAAATACTCATTCGTGGGAATCATGATACTCTTAATGCTGCTTATTATCTTTGGGTTTTCAAGGATGTTTTAGGCTCTATAAGCTATAAGAACACATGGCTTTCACATATACCTATTCATCCATCTGAAATGCGACGAAAGATACTAAACATACATGGACACACACATCATAAGATAATTGATGACCCTATGTATTTTAGTGTATGTTGCGAACAAATTGATTATCGTCCTATTGCTTGGTCAGAAATACTCAAGAGGACTGATAACGAAGTTTAGTGGTAGAGGGTGAGAGTCGTTACAGATAAGACTTTCGATGGGAGCGAGGGGTGTAGTGTGCGTTTCGTGTTTCGTAGTCTGTACTATGAGCATGAAGTTCGATACATCGTTTATGCCACTAATTAAATTGGAGCAAAAAAGAACACCTGCCAGATAAACGGGAAGTCACTGGTTCAACTCCAGTTACCGCATTATAGCGATGATACCCCTAGGGGAGTAAGTTAGAAGCGGTATAGTTCAGTCAAGAGGCTGCTCCAAAAACTGAAAAGGGGACATGAAATACTGTCCCCTCTTCTTTTGCACTCGTGGCAACCAACCACTAACCAAATTATAAGTTTTTAAGTGATTTTAATGCTGCTTCTCTCCGCTTTACTGACAACGAAGTACCACCTCTAGGTTTAATTTCCGGTAATCCTTTCACCTTATTATAACCCTTTTGAATACCACCCATCAATTTCTCATGTAAGTCATTGATATACTTTGGTGGTTTGTACATTCCTGTTTCTATTCTGAAGGCTTTTTCCCATTGACCATTAGTAAG